TCCGGCGGACGCCCCGGGTGCGCGTCTTGCGGACGCGCTTCGAGAGGTCCCGCCAGAGGGAGCCCTTGTTCTTCCGGGACAGGGCGACCATCATGGCCTCGTCCTCCAGAGCGGACCCGATGCGGTTCGCGATCGTCTGGAGCCCCGTGCGCCCGGTCAGGTAGTCGAGGCAGGTGCGGAAGGCGACCGCGGCGATGACCCCGGGCTTGATGTTCGCGAGGAGGACGGACGCGGTCGCGTGCGCCGGGCCCGGGCGCTCGGAGGCCCGCTTGATCCAGGCCTTCACTTCGGGCTCCAGGGCCCGGCAGGCCTCCGAGAGGAGGCGCCGGCCCCCGGGGCCGTCCGGACGGTAGCCGGCCTTCGCCGCTCTCTCATCGCGCTCGCGGTTGCGGGATTCGGTGGACCCGACGATCTGGTCCTCGACCCGCTGGTCCGAAAGGGCCACGTCGACGCCCGTAGGCGCCGGGCGGGAGCGCTCGTCGCGCCTCATTCCGGGGCGCCCTCGTCCGTCTCGACGCCCTTGGTCGTCCACCCTTCCCGGATGATCTTGTCGACGAGCCCGTCGGCCGCGTGGTGCAGGTTCCGGCGCAGGCGCGCGATCTCCGCGTCGAACCCGCCCCCCTGCCACGAGAGGCCGTCCGTGGAGAACTCCAGGACCCCGCGCTTCACGCCCCGGTAGACGACGATCCGGACGGCCATCGGCGGGAGGTCCCGGTTCTCCAGCCCGTCGGGCTCGGAGGGGGGGTAGACGGATTCGCGGCTCATTGGCGATCGTACTCGGTGTGGATGAGCACGAAGGCGGCAACGACGAAGGCGAGCGCGCAAATCACGGGGGCGCTCACTCGGCGAACCTCCTGAACAGGCCCTTGACCGCCGAACCGATCTTCCGCGCGGCGACGACCGGCACCGCCGCCGCCAGCGCGGCCCCCCGGGCCACCTTGCCCAGCGCGGACCCCTGGAACCCCTGGGCCTTCGCGAGGCCCCGCCGGCGCTGCTCGGCCCGGGCGTAGATCCCGAGGCGCGAGAGGAGCGGGAGGGTACGGCGCTCGGACCGGACGGCGTGCCCGGTCGCGTAGTCCATGACCTCGTGGCGGGGCCCGCCCTTGGACTTGAGGGCCCGGCGCTCCCGGCGGTTCAGGCCGAGGAGGATCAAGCGGGCCGCGTCCTGGTTCGGGCGCCCGGAGAGGAAGTGCGCGTCCCCCGGCGGGACGACGATGGGCTGCCACGGGGTCGCGGCGCGGCGCTGGGCCTTCGTGATCTCGGCGATAGTGCCCGGCCCGCGAAGATCACGGCGCGCGGAAGACCACGCGGCCCTCCGGCGCTTACGGGGCAGCTGGAGCCAGGCGACGGTATCCGGGTCCCCGCCGGGGGGCATGTTGAAGTGGGCCATCAGGCGCCCCGCCCTTCCGCGCGCTCCGGGATCAGGTACCGCCCGCCCACCAGTTCCCAGCGCGGGACGCCGTTCAGCACGGCCATGTCCCGCTCCATGAACGCCCCGGTCGACTCCCTCCAGCCGGGCAGGAGGACGACCGCGTCGCACCCCGCGAGCTCCCGGAGGTCCCGCTGGAGCATCCGGCTCACGGTCGCGTCCGAGAGGGCGTAGGTCCCGTCGTACCCGAACTGGTCCCGGTCGATGTCCGCCGGGTTCACGGGGACGACGCCCAGGGTCCGGCTGAGGAGCCGGGCGGCGCGGTCGAACGCGGGGAAGTTGTGCCCCGGGTACCCGCGCATCGGGCCGGCGACGTAAACCCGGCGGCCCCCTTCGAGCGCCCAGGGGCGGCGGATAATGTCGCGGGAGGGGATCACAGGCCCGCGCTCTCCAGGATATTCGCGGCCGTGCGGTATGCCGGCCACGTCGCGCGGGCGTTCCCGTGGTCGTAGGCGGCCGCGATAGTGGAAGCGGCTTGTTTCATAGCGCGCCGTTCCAAGGCCGACGGCGGCCGGTAGCGGTCAACGCCCAACATGGAGCGGTGAAGGTGATCGAGCGCGGCATTGAGCGACCCGTCCCGGAGCGTGTTGATAGCGAGGAGGCGCTCCCGGTCCTTCCATGTGATGCGCCCCCTGTTGACCTCCGCGCCGGGGGACAGCCCCTTGGCCCGCGGGCGCAACCCGAGCGCCCCGACCATGCACGCGCCCGCCATGCACACCGCGCACCCCTCTCGGTCATTGCGGTCCAGCGACCCCGGCATGACCCACGCCCCCATGTCGAGGAAGTACTTCCTGCTCCCCTCCGCGGCCACCGAGTCCTTCACCGCGAGGCGCAGGAGGGCGGACAGCTTGTTCGGGAGGCGGGTCCGGACGGCGGTCTTCGTAGTGGTCTTCATCGGGCCTCGATCCTTATGATGCGGCACTCCATGCCAACGAAGTAGTCCCAATTCTGGAGCAAGGTGTGCGCCATGTCGACCCCGTCTTGCAGTTCGGTAACCCGGACGCGCACGCCGCGCGATTCGCCCGCGAACTCGCTCAGGCGCGGGATGTCCTTGAGGGCCCCGCGGGGCGACCGGGCCATCGCGAAGTACGACGGGATTCCGGGCATCGGCTGCATTCCCTTGTCCAGCGTCCAGGTGATGCGCTGGACGCGGTAGGCCTTGAGCTCGCCCTTCATCACTGGCACCCGCCGCAGTTCTTCGGGCCCGGGCCGACGAGCGGGTTCCCGTGCTCGACGGTCGGGCAGTCCGGGCCGCCGCCGTGGCGGTGCCCGCGGTTACAGCCGGGGATCGCGAGGATGAGGGCGAGGGCGACGAGGGCGAGCACGGCGGGGAAGGTTCGGCGGTCGATCATGGTGATTCCTTGGTGTTCAGGTGCCGGCGGTCTGTAGCGGAAGTATACGGCCGTCGGGTCCGCGGGTCAAGTGGATTCCCCCGCGACCTTCGCGACCCACCGGGCCGCGTCCTCGTCCGAGACGTGACTATACCGCATCGTCGTCCGGACCGTCCGGTGCCCCAGGAGGCGGGCGACGACCGCGAGGGGCACGCCCGCGACGACCATACGCGTCGCGTACGTGTGCCGCAGCGAGTGCGGGACCAGTTCCGCGTCGTGCTCCAGGCCGATCGCGGCCTTCGCGGCCCGGAAGGCGTGGTTGAAGGCCGAGTGACTGATCCCGGTGAACGGCCCCCAACGGCCATCATGAATCGGAGGGATGTTCGCGTCGACACCCGGTACGGTCCGCGCGTCCCCGTTTTTGGAATCGCGGACGCGAACCGACCACCGGCCGTGAACGGTTGGGCCATGGAGATCACTCCGGTCGAGCGCCAGGGCCTCCCCCACCCGCAACCCGCTCGCGAGCAGGAAGGCGGCCAGGGACCGGTAGGGCTCCGCGAGCGCAGAAAGCAGGCGCGGTTCCTCTTGGGCCGACAGGACCCGCCGGCGCCCCCTGGGCTCCTTGGCGTATAGGCCGCTAGGGGGCCTCTCGATCACCATCCCCCGCCGGTGCGCCCGGCGCCACACGGCCATTACGGCCGCGACGCGCCGGTTGACGGTCCCGGGGGCCAATCCGAGCTTACGGAGGTAGTCCGTCCAGGCGACCAGCCGGCGCTCGGTGAACGTGCTCTCCCCCGCCGGCGGGAGGGACCAGGACCAGGAATTGAACTCGCGAACGTAATCGAACGACCGCCGCCCGTGCGCCGTGCCGTCCCACTCGGGGGGCGCCGATTGGAGGATGATCTTGTTGAGGTTCATGGTCCTACTCTACCGCCCTTCCCGGGCGTCGTCCTTCCCGGTCTGCCGACCTATTCGGAAGCGTCCCCTATAGTAAACCCCCTACCCCCTTTCCTGGCCATCGTCGTGCCCAGTGTCCGTTGCCCTTCTGGACCTGTCCAAGGGCGGAGGCGGATGGTGAGTCGGGCCTGTCGCCCCGGGATTGAGCCGGATCTGGGTCCGGCGTCGGTCCTCGGGATCGTCCTTCGGAGGTAGAAGCGGTTGAGCTTCTAGGATGGCACGGTTCGTGCTGCCATTTTGGCAGGGGACCACAATAGGTAGGGGGGATAGGGTGATCCGGGCCCCGGAATCACCTCTATACCACCACCGGTAGGGGGTGGGGTCCACCTTCTACCACAAGGGCACCACTACCGGTAGGGGCCCCGGATTCCCCTTGACCCCGCGGGGCCCGTTGGGTACACTGGTCCCATGAACGCCATCGGGGACGCCGTGGCCGCGCTGATCGTCGGGTTCACGCTCCTCGTGCTCGCGGGGGCCGTCGTTGCCGTCGTAGTGGCCCTGCTGACCCCCTCCCGGAAGCCGTGAAGCGCGTCCCGTACTCCGTCTACCGCGGGGCGGCGTGCGTCGACGTCGGGACCGTCGAGGCCGAGGACGACCGTAAGGCCCTCCAGGAGGTCATGCGCCGGCTCGCCCCGAAGGCGGACCCGAAGGCCTCGTACCGTGTGAAGGCCGGGG